TCCAAACGCTAATATGGCTTAGTAAATGTAGACTAGGATACAAAGAACCAGAAAGTAATCAAAACGTTTCACCTCTTCAGCTTGAAATTGACCAAACCCATATTATCATGGAACTTGAAAATAAGATTGCAACACTAGAGGATAAGCTTGCCAACCAGTAAAAAGCAGAATAAGAGTTTTTCTGAAGCCACACATCGATTCAATATATGGGTTGGTGCTGTTCGTTCTGGAAAGACTTATGCAAGCATAGAAAGATTCATTTATGACTTAAAGAATGGGCCACCTGGCGATGCTATGATTATAGGTGTTAACAGGGGATCAATACAAAGAAATCTCTTAGGTCATCTATATCAAAGGCTAGGTTTCCCTTGTCCTACAGAAAAATCCCAACAATCTAAGTTATATGGACGCACGGTATGGTTTGTAGGTGCACCTGACGTTTCCGCAGTATCTACTATTCAAGGATCTACTTTAGCCTTGGCTTATGTGGATGAAGCCACGAACTTACCAGAGCCATTCTGGAAGATGTTGGAGAGCCGTCTTAGCATTCCAGGGGCTAAACTGCTAGCTACTTGTAATCCTGAAGGTCCAGCTCATTGGCTTAAGAAACAATATATAGATAACCCTGAACTTGATTTAGCCTACTGGAATTTTAACCTTGACGACAACCCCACGCTTGACGATAAGTTTAAGCAGCAACTAAAGGCATCCTATCATGGACTATGGTACAATCGTTATATCTTGGGAGAGTGGGCGCTCACGCATGGCGCAATATTTGACTGCTATGACAAAGACAATGAATTCGAGAACCCATTTCCTGCACCAAGTTATTATATTGTTGGTATTGATTATGGTACAACAAATGCGACGGCAGCGGTCTTATGTGCTGTTACTCCAAATAAGTGGCCACAAATTAGGGTTGAAGCGGAATATTACTATGATTCGGCAAAGAAGGGGAGATCCAAGACAGATGCGGAACTCGTTAGAGATATCAAAGATTTTATTGGATATAAGAACGTTTCAGCGTTATACGTTGACCCAGCGGCAGCGAGTCTCAAGATTGCGTTACGTCAGGCTGATCTTCCTGTCTTGGATGCTAATAATGACGTCCTTCTTGGTATTAAGATATGTTCTAAGCTTATCGGCGGAAAGAACATAGTCATACAAAAAGGTTGCACAATCCTGAGGGAGCAGTTACAATCTTATGCCTGGGATCCAAAAGCGGCTGATAGAGGTGAAGATAAGCCTATCAAGAAAGATGACCATATTGTGGACGCTCTTAGGTATGCTATCTGTAGTGCCTTTCCTCAAGGCGAATTCGCACACCCAGATGAAAATCTTTCATATGAGCAATATAGACGTAAGATATTTAATAATGATGACTTTGGGCCTTTAGGTCCTGTTCCAGGCGGATATTTTTAGCTTGCCAATCTAGAGACAATTCTGTATATCTTTCTCCTATGATTATAAATCTATCTGATGACTATTCAACTTCACGTGAAACTTGGCGAGCAAAAGCAGCAATGACGCGCGAATTTGCTGGTATTGAAGTTAAAGGTGATATGAGACTTTATCTCCTCGGAAAGGCCCAGGCTTATGAAGAGATTGCAGATTATTTTCAAGAGTTGATTGATAAGATGACAATACAAAAAGAAGATATTTGCAATGAATGCTCCAATCTAAAAATTGCTTGTGTGTGTATATGAACCGTAAACGCTGCTATTCCTGCTCTAAACTTGAAGACGAAAGTTCAACTCGCTATTATGCCAGGATGAAGGTAAGCCAAGATCGCTTTTATTGTAAGAAGTGTATTAAGGTCGGTGTTGATGTAGAGTTATGTGGGATGAGAAAGAAGCTTGGACCTAAGATAAAGATTCATAAGCCTGTGTTTGTCGATTTAGAGAAAGGTAGACTAATGAGAATGTTTAGGCCGGCATATTTGGCACAAAAGGAAGCGATGAATGAATAGTTTAAAAATAAAAAAACATGCCTTCTAGATATATTGTGGAAGGGGTGAAAAATTGAAAATTAGGTCTGAAATTTATAAATATTATAAATCACTAATCCTTACAGATTTAAGATGGTCGGAAACAGAACTAAAATAACATAATAAACATTATCAGACGTATGGAAAATAAAAGCTTCGAACAAGCAGTAGAACATTTAACCAGACAGATAAGAGAACAGCATTATAAGTTGCTAGATGATTTTTTTATGGCATATGCTGCCCAGCTTGTTCACTTTGGCAAGGATTTTTCATTAGATGATATTTGTCTAGTCGAGCAAGAACCACATTATAGAGAAGGATGTTTAACGAGAAGATATTGGTTCGAATTCAAACCTAAATTTGAAGATTAATTATCAGACGTTATGGATAGAAAAAGATCATAAGGAAAAAAATAAAGAACGCGCTAAAAGATTATTGCCAAGATATTCAATGGAAGAATTGATAAGTTTTGGGAAAAGAGCCGATGAAATGAAAAGTGGGTGGGCAGAAGAGATGTTAAAGGAATTATGCCATAGGATTGAAAATGAATAGTATCATTACCACAAAATTAATTCCTCCTCCAATTTCGCAATATTTCAATGCAAATATTTTATCTACTCCATACTTTCGGTTCGATGCTGACTATCTTCTTAAAATTGCAAAAATGATATACAAAAAGATTCTTTCATCAAAATATCGCAAGTTTCCTGCGACAATACATGAATTAAAAAAACAATATACAGTATTTATGGATTTATATGAGCGGGCGAAAATTCAAGAAAGGGAGACTGAAAAAGAAGAGTTTATCAAAGCTAGAATGCTTTTCTATAGAACTAGGTTGTCTAAACAAGACGATCGTTCAATATTTAGAAGACTTGAAAATCACTATGCCAAGGCTCGATATGGCTAGCGGTCAAATAATGAGATTTCAAAGATATAAAAAGACCACAAGGGAAAATATGGTTTGATATCAATACTCATACTTGGTATTTGAGATCAAAAAAAATGAGGACATAAAATGACATTTTTAAGACCACCTGAAGATTCAGAAATAAAAGATATTTCATCGTTTGAGGAATTTAATGAAGGCTTATTGCCTTTTTTAAATCAAGTTGTCTATCCAAGTAAAAATATGTTTGATAACTTTGATGAAGTCATTAGAGCAATCGTAAGAGATGAGATCAAGAAAATGAAAGAGAATGAAAATGACTAGCATCATCCCAACAGGAGATAATATCCTAATAGAAGTTTGCGAATCACCGGAAGATATGAATTCTTACATTTCATGTGGAATTATTTCAGTTCAAGCACCTTTAAGCCCATTTAGTCCGGGCGATAAAGTTTTCTTCCAGGGTAGAATAGGACAAACTTTAATATATAAGGGAAAAGAACATATGATAATTTCCTATAAAGATGTTTTAGGAAAGATAATTGAATGAATGAAGTAATTGCAATCATATGTACGTCAATAGCTTTATTTATTGTAATGTGTTTCATCTGTCGTGTTTTTGAAAAATAAAGGAAAAGTGATAGGAAAAGTTATTGAATGAAAGAAGAAAGATACAATCCTTGGCGTGAATTTTTACATTGGAGAAAAGAACTTATACATTACATGCACGATATAAACGGATATAGTGATAAAAAAATTTCTGATGCTGTGTCCACAGATGAAGAACAGATATATCTTATAAGAAAAGATACTGAACCTGGAAAAAAATATTAAATGAGATATTGCAATGTCCAAATCCCCACCCCATATGGCAATCGAATGCTTTGTCTGCCAGTTTGTGAAATGCAAGACTATATGAATATCTGCATTAACACTAGCCAGGGCGATCTTGTCATTCAAGGCTCGAACGACAATGAACTGTTAGAGCGTATCAATATATATGTAGAGAAACATTGGTACTCGATATTCTGTTATCTAGAATATTGGAGTCTTCGTAAGGCAGAAGATCGAAGGAAATGTCTAAAATAAAAGATTAGTAAAAAATATTAGAATAATTCCTGCCTTTGTGATATAGAAAACTTTATATTACAAAGGTAAACATTCATGGGTTCATACGAATCTGGAAACTATTCTCTCGGCTACATAGATCCCTCAGATATCCAATCCAAAGACCTTAAGCAAATGCAGGATTGGTTTTACCAGGAAAACTATACTGCTAACTCTACATACTGGATGCAAGGCGCAATTGATAAGCGTTTCAAAGTTGGAGATCAGCAATTAAATAATCAAGTATATGGGGCTGGTTCTCAAAACGTCCAGAAGTTCTTTTTCAATCTGATTCGTCGTCATATCAATATGATATGTGGATTTCAGAGAAAGAATCGCAAGTCAACTATTACAATGCCAGTCAATGACCAAGATGATCCACTTGCTGATGATTATAACAAAGTAATGCGCTGGGTTGATGATAGAGACGGTTTTCAAGAATATCTTTCACAAAGCTTCGAGGGTGCCTGTGACACGGGCGAGACGCTCTTGCATCTTTACCCTGACTACACCTTCGATCCTATTTCAGGCGATCTTTTTACAGATGCAGTTCAATACAATAACTACCTTATAGATCAATATTCTAGAAAACAAGATCTTAGCGACTGCAATGGTATCTGGCGAAGACGCTGGACTAGCAAACAGATGGCTAAAGTGCTACTTCCTGGATATGCAAAAGAAATTGATAGAATGAAACCGGGTGGTGCTAAAGATGGTAGATTCCCATTGCAAGCCGAATTGCAAAACGTCGCCATCAACAATCTATTTACCTATGATGAATTCTATTACAGAACCACTAGGCCAGGTAAGATTATTTTAGATCCTATTTCTGGTGAAGCTGTTGAATGGGATGAAGATGAGACAGAAGAAGCCGGAATGATGGAAAGGGTGCTACAACAACAACCTTGGCTTAAAGTTAAGAAAGTTGATATCCCTACAGTCAAGTTGGTAATCACATTATCGGGAAAAATTGTCTATCATGGTAAAAACCTTCTAGGGATTGATGAATACCCCTTCATTCCTACACAGTGTTACATAGAGCAAGACATCCAAGCATATGCCTGGAGAAAGCAAGGCGTCATTAGGAACCTAAGAGATGCACAGTTTCTCTATAATATGCGCAAAGTCATTGAGCTTCAGATTTTACAATCTAGTTTAAATGCTGGTTGGATCTATCCCGTTGATGTTGTACCCGATCCTAAATGTTTCCGTCAATCAAGTGGCGGGGATGGTTTCTTAATACCTTTAAAAGCTGGACGTTTACCAAATGAAATACAAAGAATTGAGCCGGTCTCTATACCGCAAAGTTTGCTCGAGCTGTCGAATAGCCTGGCAGAAGATATCACGAAGATTTCGGGGGTAAATGAAGAACTATTGGGATCAGCAACCGACGATAAGTCTGGTATCCTTTCGATGCTCAGACAAGGCGCAGGACTTACCACGTTACAGACCATCTTTGATAAACTCGATTATACTCAACGATTATATGGAAAGATCAGACTCCAAGCTATTAGAAAGAACTTCTCGAAAGGTAAAATACGCAATATTCTTGGTCATGATGCAGATCCACGCTTCTGGACTAGCCATAGCCAAAAATATGCCATCGCTGTCGAAGAGGGCAATTATAGTGCTACGCAAAGGCAGATGGAACTCCAACAGCTTTTACATTTTAAGCAACTTGGAATGTCCATCGCAGATAAATCTATTATTCGGGCTGCATTTATTACTAATAAGCAGCAAGTCATCCAAGATATGGAAGAGCAGAATCAACAGCAAGCCCAGCAAGCTCAAGCAGAGGCTCAGCAACAAGCTAAAGTCGATGATGCAAAGATTCAAGGAATGCTTGCTAAAGCTCAGTTGGATCATGCCAAGATCTATGAAACAAAAGCTAAAGTAGATGATTTAGAAGCAGGCGCAGAACATAAGAAAGCTCAAACTGAATTTGAATTAGTAAAGTCGATGCTCGAATTAGAACAAATGGATTTAGACATGATTAGATCCTCTTACGAGATTGCGATGCAGATTAAATCTCAAAATTCTCCTGAATTTCAAAATGGAATGAAGGAAACAAGTTCACAAAAACAACAACCTGCCATGGCGGGATAGGAGTAAAAATGGAACATAAAAAACATAAACATCATCCGCATGACAAAGTGTCAGCAATGCCTCAATTTAATGAGCCGCATTGGCAGAAGAAAATTGAAGATGTTGAAATGGTTGATACCAGATATTCATCTGAGATGAATCAATGTGCTGAATATAAGAAAATGGTAGATAAGCAGAATCAATATGCTAAAAGCCACAAAGCTGAACATTAAAAAGCTTGGGTCTGTAGCTTAACAGAAAAGCGTTACGTAACCAATCGTAGAGATGTGGGTGCGAAGCCTGCTGGGCCCGTTTAATTTAAATTATAGGAATTATATGCAAAAGCATACCAAACACAATCCTGATTACATCAAAAATAAGACTGCCGATGTAGTCAAACATGGCTATAGCGATGTAATCAAAAGCGAACCTTGGCAAATCAATATGGATTTAACACCTGAAGGTTCAGACACTGCGCAAGGCGCGTTTCTTCCTTGGGCAGGTAGAAAGAGACCTACTCCACATAAAAAAACAAATGAGTGTGACCATTGAAATTTGAAAAATCACAAGCCTTTTGTAAAAGTGAGTCACCAAGAGAGCATACTCATAGAATCGAAATGACAGATGAAGAATATATGGCTAGAAAAAGTCCAAAAATACTCTTCAAAGAAGTTTATGTTGAACCTATTAACGAAATAATGGAAGAAAATGAGAAAGGTAAAAGTAAAAGAGCTAAGAGCAAGCCTAAGAAAGTTCATAAAAAACCCAAGTAAACAACAGTGGAGGGCTTATAAAACTAACTTTTTAAAAGGAGTTTTATAATGCAAGAGTCACCTCTTCAAAATCTTGGATGGATTAGAGTCTTAGATCAAATACCCCCTAGGGGAGAAAGAATTCTTCTTGGTGAAGTCGATTATAATGGAACTTAAATTCGTTTTACACAGAAGTTTCTAAACCATTCAAAGGGAAATAGAATGGTGAATTTTTATATTATAAAATGAATGAAAAATATGAAATATTAAGATCGGATATGTATTGGAAGGATGAATGAAAAATAAAATTACCGCTGGAGAATTATCAAAAAAAACATTAGCTGATAAGACTAAATATGATGCTCTTGATACAGGTCATGCAATGTCACATGACATTGATCTTGAGCTTAGAAAATGTATTGAGTTGCATAGAGATATATTTGATGAAAATGAATTCTGCATTGTAATGCTCATATCAAAAGATCCTCTCATTAAGAATCTGATCCGTAGAAAGTTCTATGCGTGGCCTTATCTTCCAAAGCCAAGGCCCAATCAAGCTGTTTTCCTATATAACAAGGGTTTAGATAAGATTACCCATCGTCTATGGGTTTTGCCATCTGATATGGTCATGGCTGAACTTCATGAATTGCCAATTGTAGATAAGAGATATCAGACTATGAAAGTTTGGGCAGATGCTTTTTATAAGGGTTGGAAATATGTGAAGAATCCTGGCGAAAAAGGGCCAGGAAATTTTGTAAATACCGATCCTTTGCACTTTTGGAAATTTGTAAGATCAGATCAAAAGATAACCATGCCATCAGAACATGAATATTTCTTAGAGCATAGAGAGGAATTGATCCAAAGAGGCTGTAAGGTTCCGGATGCGACATATTCCGAGGCCTTTGACTTTAGTAAAATCGAGATTAAGAAGGTCGTAGACTCTCAAGCAGCCATGAGCAATTAAAGCATTTTCAATAACAGTAGGCAGACATAATATAGCTATGGGAGCATCAGCAAGCATTACATTAATCGTGCTGCTATATTCATTAAATCTTTTTGCAACTTCCTCACGTATTTTTTTCATTTGCATATCAGTTGCGATATTATTTGCATTTAAATCATTGGTAAGATTATTTACAGATTCATTTTCAATCATTAGGAGACTCACGTTATGACCATTACAACACCAGAAAATAAAGTAGAAAATACTTTAGCACAAGAAAAAGTTGACACAAATTTGACACAACAAAAAGTTGATACAAATTTAACACAGAAACCAATTGAAATCGAAACGACAGAAGACCCAAATTGGAAAGTCGTTAGAGAAAACTTAAAAAAAGCCAAGCAGGAAAGAGAAATAGCAGAGAAAAAGGCTATCGATCTACAAGCCCAGA